CAAATACGATGCTTGCATCAGACAGAGTTAGACCAGAAACGACGGGGGATGTAAGAGTCTTATTAGTTAGAGTATCAGAGGTATCAGTTCCTACAAGAGTAGTTGTAGCATTTGGTAGGGTTACAGTTTTATCTGATGTTACATCTGGTACTGTAAGAGTAAATTCATGATTATCTACAGTTCCCTCAAAAATTATATTTAATCCTGGAAGAACTAGATCTCCATCAAGAAGTTCGGCTACTCCTACGCCTTCATCTTTGCTTAAATCGGATACTTCAAGATATCCATTTAGGGTTGTATTTAGATCACCTGGGACAACGTTTGCATATGCAGTAATTGAATTCCAAGGGGAAGATCCATTACCTACTTTAAATTTAAGGGTATCTGTTTCGATACCAATTTCTCCCGCCCGCAATGTCGGATTTGCTGAAACCCAGTTTGCGGCGGTATCTCTACGAAGTTGAATTCTAACTGCCATTTTCTATGCTGCTCCTCCGTCAATTATATCATTGTTTGGTGCTGATGCATAGGATGTGCTGGCGGTTCCGCCATCCATTGAAACAATATAATTTAATTCATCAACATATTGTCCATAGTCCACATGCCTTACTAGTCCTTCTCCTGCATAGTGCTGGTGATCTAGTAATTCTTTTGGTCCAGCAACATCGTACCAAATTGTTCCATTATATGTTTTAATTGTTTGTTCTGTTGTATCAAAATAAACTGTTCCCTGTGATGGGGAATTGGGGGCTGTATCTAACGCCTGAATAGCAGTAGCTGTTCCTGAACCGCCGCCTCCTCCAGTTCCAACAGTTTGCCAAGTAGTACCATTATAAAACTTCAAAACATTTGAAGTAGTATTGTAATAAATAGCACCAGTAACTCCAGTTGCTGGGTCGGAACTAAGTGTTGGAGTGGCAATCGGTGTTAGAAATTTTCTAGCCACGATTAACCTACTATAACGACTCTATATTGATTAAGTGTAGGAGCGATAGCAAATTTCAAAGTTACGTTATTTGAATCTGTATGCTCTACATCTGCCTCTACTTGTGCATATGGAGATGAATTTTCATATAGATGAACTGTTACATCTCTTGTAGCAAGATTGTGTGTTATAGGAATTGTTGTTGCTGCTGCATCACCTACGTTGAATGCCAATTTACGTGTGCCATAGCCATTTGCTGTATCAAATACTAGAGCTCCACTGCTAAACGTAAGTCCTGTACCATTATTAATTCCTAGACCGTCTACTGTTACTTCAAGACCGTCTGTTTCATTTACCTTTACTCCTAGTGCGCTATTTGCTATTTCTAGGCTAGCGTTTCCTGAGCTTGGAGTAACGTCTACGCTAAATGTGCTTCCAGTTAGAGTTAATCCATCTCCAGCTAGATATGTTCCAGCACCAGAAAACTGGGTAAATGAAATTGCATCTACTCCGATTGTGGATGGTGTAAGTGTTTGTACCCACCCAGTATTTGCATAATTTGTTCCAGCTGATACAAATATAAAGTCTCCAGATTTTACTTCTGATGGGGTGTCAAAATCTGTTGCACGTACTGCTGCGCCAGATGCTTGTACAACATAAACACCATTTTGAGATTGAGTAGTTTGACCATTAACAAGTACACGGTTGCCTTCTGCAAGTGTTACTCCATCAATTACATCTCCAGCTTCTAGGGCTGTTGAGAGATCAATATTTAATGCTACATAAACTCTAGCTGCTGCGTGTACATGTAGTCCTTCTGAAACTGCATCGACATATGCTTTTGTTGCTGCATCTGCGGATGAAGTTGGTGCTGCAAGATTTGTGATCTTAAAGTTTGCTGCATCAAGATTTGCGCCAAGGGAGTTGCCAGATCCTAATGTTTTGTTTGTAAGAGATTGAGATCCACTATTTGTTGTTACTGTGGAGTCTATGTCTATTGTAAGAGATCCTGCTCCATCATTATATGTAGCATCAATTCCTGTTCCGCCAATTACAAGATTGCTTACGATATCTTCTACACGCTCAGCATTTAAAGTTACTGCTCCAGATGATACTGTGAAATCTGTAGAGTTAAACGATGCAATACCTTTATTGCTTGAAGTTGCATCTTCTGCTGCAATTGTTAGAGTACCAGCACCGTCATCATAAGTTACATCGATACCTTCGCCTTCTTTGATAAGGCCTGAGACTGAATCGCCTACAGTGTCGTCGATAAACTCTGCTAAACCTGTAACTTGAGATGTAGCAATTTGAATATCTTGTTCACTTGCTGCAGTTAGTCGTCCTTGTGCATCTACTGTGAAAGATGCGGTCTTTGCGGCAGTTGTTCCATAAGATGCTGCTGTTACTGCTGTATTATCCAAATCAATAGTGGTTGTACCAGTACCATCATTGTATGTTGAGGTTAATCCAACTCCACCAGATACATACGCACCAATTGCATCTTGAATTACTTCTAATGATCCAGATGTAGATATCCACTCTGTACCATTGTAGAAGTACATAATGTTATCTGAACTGTTATAATAAATTTGACCAGCTACAGGCGACGATGGCGCTGTACCGAGGTTCTGAATTCTAGCATTCTGAAGTTCATTCTTGTTCAGATTAATGCTAGTTACAAATAATCTTGCCATTTACTTTGCTCCCTTAAGACAGATATGCTGTCCCTGAAAATGGTTGAGCCATTGTCAGTGTTAATTGATTATTACTATTATAATCTATTCCCGTCTCTAATACATCTCCAGCGCTTGTTTTTACAGTGACATTTGGCTTGAACCCTAAATTATGAGTTATAGCAACAGAATACAGGCCAGATACTGGTCCAGTTACCTGTGCCAATTCCCATGAGAACTCAAATGAGAATTCTGAGGGGACTTGTTGTAAGGCGTAGCTTGTAGCACCAGCCCAAGAATTATCAATAAGTTTTGGCCCATAAAAATATGTGGTAACTCTGTCATAGTAGAAATCTCCAGCTACCCCTAAATTATTAGAAGGGGCACCTGAGCCATTTAAAATAGTTCTTCCTCCAGGACCCTGTGGACCTAGTGCTGAAACTAGTACTTTATTATTATTTTCTACTACAGTTACTATGTTATTGTCTGTCATTAAATTGTCACCGATCTGCTAAGAGTTAGGAATCCCTCTACGAGTTTTGTTTTAACTGCGCTAGCATCGGTAAGCATTAAGTCGTAAGAAGACTTTGGATAAAATAATTTGTTAGTTTGAGTCGGGGTCATTCTAACGGTTAGCTTACCGTTAGGAGCATCTATTGTAATTCCGCCAGAAGGTGAAGTTAAAGTAAAGGCCAATTTCGACCCACCCTTTGTATCACGAACCTGCAACTTTGCAGTTGCACCAGTAAGGTTAATCGGGTTGCCGCTTGAATCCTTATATTCTACTACAAATGTGAAAGTAGTGTTTTGGTCTACTTCCCAATTTTTTTGTCCTGCCATTTGCGAAAATCTCCTAAATAGGAAAACTCCTATGCCCATTTTAGCATAGGAGTCATCCTAATCTGTATATTAAATTATGCCTTCTTTGTGAAGCCGAAAGACGGCTCGTTTGGATTTAATGCCTTGAGGATTACTGGCAAGCATGCCGCAATTCCACCCTTGATTAAATCTCCTGGGTCTGTGTTACCAGTCATGTATAGAGCAATGGCTGCGCCAAGGAAATGACGACCATAGCTTGCTAACGCTGCTAGAATTTTTTCTTGCATTGTTACCTTTCCATCATTATTAAGATCTTCTTTCATAAAGACCTCCTTATTTCTGGGCCGTGTGCCCAGGAATTTTGGGTGTTACCCCAATACTAATATTGTAGCACTAAGCAGAAATATCCACAATTTCGCAATTTCCATCTGAGGTACATGCGAGAGTCTGTGTTCCACTTGTTCCGTCTTCTGTCTCATAAAAAGATAAATCTTCCCAACGAATTGTAGACGGCATCTTTGCAAGAAGATCTAGATACTCCGTTTCAGTAACTTCTTGATATGGAGCCTGCTTGTATGAATGATCTGAGTGTGGGAGGAATGAGATGCCTGAGACTTCATCAAAATGCTTGTAAACCCAAGAACCAACTTCCATCCATTCTTCCTCTTTAACAGATACAGTAATAGATGGCTTATGTTCACACCATGCTCGCTGATAGACAAGCCATGTATTCAAATGATCAATTGCAGTAAGGTCATTGCGAACAATTGCACCTTGTGGTGCTTTTACTGGGAATGAGAACACATAGGTGTCGTTTGGCTTCATGAAATCGTCTTCTACTGGAATTCCGACCTCTTTTAAAAATGTTGATAGTGGGTCTTTCTTATCTCCACGTACTGTACGAATGTAGTACTCAGAATGCCACGGGTGCATTCCAGAGGATACTCCTACAAGTTGTGAGACTGTTCCTGAAGGCTTCACGCAAGTAATAGCAGCAGACTCATTAATACCAATTTTTGCTGCCTCTTTTTTATTCGTCTCTCTAGCGTACTCACGAAGACCTTCTAGAGTCTCTTCTAGCTTCTTAAGATTCTCTTTACCAGAAAAGAATGTGTTTCCAAACTGTCCAGTTAAAGAAACTCCTAGAAGTCTTTCTTCTTCTGTATTGTCTTTCCAAATCTTACGAAGATACTTAAAGTCTGTAAGTGTTGATTGCCAAGTTCCTAAAACGGTTGCTAATCTTACTTTTTCTGCCACTGTTTTTGCAGTGTCATTTTCACGAATTACAACTTCGGATAGATTACAGAACTGATAAGGTCTAAGGATAATTTCTGAGCATGGGTTAGTTCCATAGTGGATTTCTGGATCTCTACGTCCCCATCGTGCTGCCTGCTTTTGAGCAGCCGCCACATTGTAAATACCACGCTCTCCTGATTTTGAGTCATACAGGTTCTTCCATTCTGCAATAAACTGTTCCATTTCTGGCTTACGAGAATATGCTACTGAATTATTTGATAGAGCTCGTTGTGAATTGTTTTCCCACCAATTACCTGACTTTGCTGCTGCCATTTCAATATCATTAATGTTTGAAAGAGAGATCATCGCAGAACGACGAACTCCGCCAACAACAACGATTTCGCCTATCTTACACATTATATCGTGTGCTTCAATAGGTTTCAATTGACGACCTGCTGCTGCTTTGAACTTTGCGATTGTAAAATCAAAAAGGTTAATTAATGGCTGCGGTCCTGAAGAACGACCACCCATTGTCTTAAGACGTGCACCTGCTGGACGAAGCTTTGATACATCGATTGCTGGAATTTGTCCCGCCCAAAGCATTGCAAGAAGTTCACGGTATGCCTTTGCCCAACCAGTCTTTGAATCTTCAACAACAATTATTGTTGTAGACTTTTCAAATGACTCTGGGACGGCAGGAAGTTTATTAACATACTTATATTCAACAGAGAATCCAACTCCAGTTCCACACATAAGAATGTACATTGTCTCATCAAATGATCGTGGATTATCTACTGGGACAAATGAGCAGTTGTATCCTGCAACATGGTCTCTATCAAGAGCAGCACCTGCAGTCATTACTGCTCGCATTGAAGGCATCACATTTCGGTTATAAACAGCATCTTTAAGTTCTGCAACTAACTTTTCATCTGGGGTATATCCGTAATTTTTTCCTAGGTGATTCAACATAAAGTCGAAATATCGATCTACAGTTTCTCCCCAAGTTTCTCTGCGATTCTCATCTGGAATCCATCTTGCGTATCTGGACAACGCAATAAAGTTCTCATAGGGGTTTTCAATAATTCTTGACATGTATAGCACCTTTTCTCCGCCTTGCGGTTGAATTAAAAAATTAGATAGAGTCTAATTCTAGCAAACTTTATTTATAGAGGGAAGGGGTTTAAGAAAACTTTTTAAAGATATGATCAAATGCATTATTGGTCAACTGTAACCAGTTATAATCTTTATGTATTTTAGTTGACTGAGCGTAGTAGAATCCAGAATAAGCATTAAAGTTAATAGTAACATCTCTCATAAGTTCAAGTAGATGTTGATAGTTTGGTTCATAAACTTTTCCTTCATGTGGAAATGGCCAAGGAGAATCTATAAGTTCTGATTTTAACTTCAAGGGTCCGATGTAGTTTTCATAATGTGCCCAACCACTTGTGCAAATTGTCGGCATACCAGTAGCTAATGCCTGTAATGGAATAAATCCAAATCCTTCTCCATATGAAGGATAAACTAATACATCATGGTCGTGATATAACTTAACTAATTCTTCTGTTGTCATATCTGTATCTATTATATATATATTATTATATAGAACATTTGGTAAACCTAATATATTCTTATCTATATAATTATTATATATTCTAGTAGTATTATGTTTATATACTTTAAGTGTTAAAGAATAGCGTCGGTCATTACCAAAAAGTTTCGCAAAAGCGTCAACAACCATTTGGCCCGCCTTTCTTGGCGCTGGCTCGCCGACATGTAAAAACTTTATAACATCACTTTCACGACGGCGGCGGGGCGCCCAAACAGGATCAATTCCATGTGGATAAACACGAACATCTTTGTATCCGTTATCTGTAAAAACATTAGCACACCAGTCTGATGTTGTCCATATCTCATCAACAAAACTTAAAGGATCACGCCACTTTTGAGGGATTACAGTTGATTCCCATGGAGTATAACTAATCTGATATTGATTACGATGAAGCTTAAAGTAATCTGGTTGAGAAAAGTTTAATTGAACTGGAGATTGTACATGTTGAAATCCAACCTCATGCCCTAATTCTTTTAATGAATTAATTATTTTAGTGCCAGCATGACCGTATCCATTATTGGTTTTCATGTTAACTACAGGCGTTGAGAAGGATATTTGCATTTTATTTTCTGGTCAACTAGCTTGACAGCAATTGCCAAACAATGTTACTATTATAGTTCGTTATCTCTAAAGGAGGAAATGCCAATGGAGAATATCAAACAAAAGCTGAGCGATGTTGCTCACAGTTGGACTGTTATAGGAATGATAACATTATTCCTATTTGGTGTCCAGCCTGAAACAATGACGCCAGCAAAAGCTTTGGTTGTAAAACCAGAGACAAAAACAGAAGCACAACTGAAGAAAGAAACGCTGGAAAAATTCAGCAACACTGTGTATAAACCTTCAGAAATGCTTACCGACAAAGAGTTGCTGCAACTACTCAAGTCTGTAGGTTTTGAAGGTAGAGCCCTTAAACTGGCTTGGGCCGTAGCGAAATCGGAGTCCAATGGACGACCAATGGCGTATAACGGCAACAGGAAAACTGGAGACAGTTCCTACGGAATTTTTCAGATCAACATGCTGGGAAACCTTGGCGATGATCGCAAAGAGAAATTCGACCTGAGATCAAACGTACTACTTTTTGATCCAGTAATTAACGCAGAGATAACGTATTACATGACCCAGGGCGGAAATGACTGGAGTTCATGGTCATCCATTAAAAATGGGGCTGTTAGCAAATGGCTAGAAAAGTTCCCTAATCAATAGAGATGGAGAAAGTCATTGAAGATACAGGTAGTATCTAAATATTTGGCTTTAGCAGAAGAGGGCCTTGTGTCAAAAGTGGATTGCCCACTAGACCAAGGCCTTCTAATGCCTAATCAAACAATCGATGATAAAATTTACCTATACTGTCTTTCTTGCAACTACAAGAATGAAATAGGATTGGATTTTTATGGAAGAATGGAAGAAACAGTCAGAGGAAACTGACGGCGGCAGAATAAAAGAAACTGACGCTATGGGCAGAGAAAAATTCTGGGAAGATATAGGTAGACCCTAATGGAAGAAAATAAAGAAGATCTAGCACAAAACCTAGATATGGTTAATTACATTATGCTACACCGTATTTATGATGTAATGACAATTATTGCCAGTAAATTAGTTGGCGCTGAGGAAGTGGATAAGATGATTAAATATCATGATCAGGGATATCTCTTGGGTCCCGCCCCATCATATACTCCACAGGAAGAAAATGAATAGATTATATATCGATCAAATTACACGATATATGAACTCAGCAAGATTAGAATTTCAAAACTACTATGATGATCAAGCTATGGCAACTGGCGCCTTACGCTGGATGGTACATAGGCTAGAAAAGGAGCTAGGAAATTGCCACGGCGTCGAAAACGGAACCTGCTACTTCTACTGGAAGCATGAAGACTGCAATCGCCTAATGGCCCTTCTAGCCGATTTAACGGGCAATGATAAATATTTACCAAAACCTACTAAAGGTAGTTCTTGGGATTAAAAAGTAGTTGACTTAAAAAATAAGATATGTGATACTTAGATAGTACGGGTCGTAGCATCCCACCGTTTGCTCCCCGTGCTTACGCTTCGGCGTAGCAAGTCCCAATTGGATCCGCCTCCGATTGGGATTTGTCCTTTATATAGTGCATTGCGTCGCAATTGCAAAAAATAAGTGCAAAATGCAGTGCACGGGCGGAAGAGAAGAGAACATATACCATTTAGCGGTATAATATCAATATGGCAGTAAATCACGGAATTATTCAAATAGGTGCAACAGCTACATCACTTAGCAATTGGCACCCTCAGAAATCAGAGTGTTCTCTGATCATTAAGAATATTTCCTTCAATAACGTCTATATTGGCGCAGGCCATGTAACCATAAGTAACTATGGATTTAGGCTTTTGCCAGAGCAGACGCTTAGTATTACACTTGGACCATACGATGAGATCTATGGCATAACAGATTCTTCGGCGGAAGTTTCAATATTGGTATTGGAGAACTAATGGCAACATATATTAATGCTACATCGGGAATACCTCAGTATTCTCCTTCTACTCCCGCCTCTTTCGGCTTTGATTCATTTGGTAGGACTAAGGTATCAGAACCATATACGTTATTTGATAATCAACATAGGTATACATCGGGAGATGAGTTTAGTGATATTACTTCTGGTACTGCCGCCGTTTCTTATTTAGTAAATGAATCTACAGATCTTTTTACTATTGGAACAGCTTCGGGAGATAAGGTTCATAGAGAGTCCAAAAAGTGTTTTCCGTACCAACCAGGAAAAGCTTTGACAGTTATGCAAACCTTTGTGATGGCTCCAACAAAGACGGGGCTTCGCCAAAGAGTTGGCTACTTCTCCCGTCAAAATGGAGTATATCTACAACAAAGTGGAAGCACAGTATCAGTTGTTCGTAGAACATTTACAAGTGGTGCTATTGAAGAAGAGATAGTAAATCAAGCGAATTGGAATGTCGATACAATGAATGGACTTGGTCCTAGTCGACTACATTTAGATTTAACTAAAGCACAGATTCTATTTATGGAGTTTGAATGGCTTGGGGTGGGATCGGCAAAGGTAGGATTTGCTGTGAATGGTCAATTTATTACAGTACATCAGTTTAATCACGCTAATATTATAGATAAGGTTTATATGACTACTGCTACCCTTCCGCTTCGATATGAGATTGAAAATATTGCAGCTACAGCAAGTAGCAGCGCAATGAAGCAGATATGCACAACAGTTCTGTCAAATGGTGGATATGATAGAAAACCAGAGGTCTGGTCTGCATCTCGTAACACCTTGTTTACAAACATCGGTACAACCTTTGTTCCACTTGCTGCAGTGCGACTAAAATCTGGCAGAATGGATTCTGTAGTGCAAATTGCAAGAATAAATATAGCTACAACAAGTAATAACTTATTTGAATTTGCACTTCTAAGAAATCCCACCATAACTGGCGGAACTTGGATAGAAAATACTCCAACACAAGATACTGAATACAATGTAACCGCAACATCTCTAACTGGAGGAATTGTTGTACGTAGAGGATTTTTGGCGGGGTCTAATCAAAATAACGCAGCAACAGATCTAGAGATAGAAAACAGCTTTGATCTTCAATTAGGTAGAACTAATTCAGATACCCCAGTATCAGATATATATTGCCTAGCTATAAGAACAGTATCATCTACAGGAGATGCTGTAGGTTCTATACAATGGCATGAGCTTATTTAATTCCCGCCCAAAAAAAATATGCTGGACTACTAGGATTCGAACCTAGGACCTAGAAGTTAACAGCTTCCCGCTCTGCCTGCTGAGCTATAGTCCAATATTGTAGTCGACTAGATTATTGTTTAGGATTTTTAATAAACATAAAGTATAGGACCCATATTGCAAGTCCGAAGAATAATACTTTATCCATTATCCCGCCTTTTTCTGTTTTCTAAAATGTGTTCTTTCCCTGTGACAATTTGAACACACGATCTCGCATTTAGCGATTTCTTCATCTATCTTTTTTCTGCTGAGAGTTGGAACTAGTTCCATTACATTTTTATGCTTCCGCCCACGAACGTGGTCGAAGTCCATAACATAGTATGGAAAATATGATCCACAATCAGCACAAGGAGAGTTCTCCTTAAGGTTTCGCAGATACTTATAAAGTTCCGCTTTCCTTTTAGCAACTGAGAGTTTCTCACTCTTCATATGCCATTATTTTATCATGTATTATTTTACATGAATAACTAGTTGACTACTTTTTTACTCCATTATAAATAGGAACTGAGTCCATTAATCTAACCTTGCGGGTTGTGACATATCCGCCTTTATCGTCTAATTGTAATCTGGCGGATTCTTCATCTGCCGCAAAAACTTGTACGATCATTTCGACCTTATAGCTGTAACAGCTTGTATCTTCAATTTTATCCATAGGATTAAGTATAGCATTTATTATTCTAGTTGACTATAAATTCAGATTTCTAAAAATGTTAATATATTTTTATTTTGTATGATGCACAGTTTTAGAATGTCCGATTTGTCCTAATACTGCGCCCATATGTGGTCTATATCACATGAATATCGTGTGACTCACATTACAGATGTCCGATTTGTTGGCATTTGTCCTGTTGAAATTGTCAGACCCCCCCTGTATAGTTATTGTTATAAGGATAAAGAAAGAAAGGTAGGTCAATACAATGACTACACTACAATATGAATATACAGTAAAGAATTTCACCTGTGATGAGTGTGGAGAATTCTCTGATGAATTGTCCAATATCACTAGCGATATTGAAGATACCACTATCACCGCCCTATGCTGTGATACAGAGTATTGGGTCTATGACCTAAACCAATTAGGCTATGAGGTTATAGAGGGTGTGAGATAACTCACACAAAATATAGGGTCTGACCCCTGAAATTGTCAGCAGCATAGGCTATGCTTACAGCATACAAGATAAAGAAAGAAGATAAAGAAAATGGATAGATACTTACTAATAGAACTAGGCTCTGACGGAATTGCCTTTGAGACCGCTCAATTTGATTTCTACGCATCATGGCTAGGAATTGGAATTGCTATCGTGTCGGTGGTAGCGTATAAGATTATTCGCATAAAGAAAGGAAAATAAATAAATGTATTCATTCGATAACACAGATAACTCATACAAGTATGAGAGTATTCAACACGGCTATGAGGTTGAATACTATGATGAAGATGAACTAGATGTAGTTGAAATATCTCTAGAAGAAATGCTAGAATTAGAAGATGAGGCTTTGGCAGAATTGGAAGAGGCGATATAAAATGAAATGCTCTCTATGCTATGGAAGAAAGGTCATCTATGTAGGTGATCGTCATGAATATACAATAGAACCATGTGATAGGTGTGCTAAATGATACACCTACTCCATGCCGCCGCCCTGTTGTCGCTCTGTATCGGTCTAGGCTTTGTTGTGACCTATCTCATACTCACCTAACGGCGTGTCGGCTTGACAAAAGCTGCGGCAACCCGCACAGTTGTGCGGGCGATTTATCCCTTACGTCCATTATGTCCGATTTGCCGAAATCCTGCGACACGCCCGAAAAAAGTCTGACCAGTCAAATTTATTTTAATTTATTTTTGTGATGATTATCACAATGTCCGATTTATACCGATTTTCGATTTGAAAATGTCAGTCCAATTTGATAAACTCACGGAGTAACAAAATGAAAGGAAAACTATAATGAAAACTTATTCTATTGAGGATTTACTAGTAGGGCAGACTTATGTCCCTCGCTCTCTTGCCCGCCGTTTTCAAGGCGGAGAAATTACTTTCGCAGAAAAGCGTGAGGACATCTGGCTTGACGGCTACGATGCTTACGCAATTCGCTATCGTGTCGGTCAGTCCATAAAACAAAATTGGGCGACTGTCGCCGTGAGAGTTGCCGACTAAATGTCGGCGGCTTCCGCTATAATCTGATTTACTAAACGAAAGGAAAACTAAATGACCACACTTAGAGAAATTGAAAATCTAGGCTTTAGCCTTCAGGATAACATCTGCGTATTCTGCTCAAAAACTTATGACCGCTGGAATAGCGTTTGCGTTTCTTGTAATGAATATAAGGGAATGATGAACATCGTTTCCGCCGTTGCTTATTATGGTCCAGACATTCTCCCTAACTAGGGAAAATGTCAGACCCCCACGCTATAATTCAACCAATAACAAAACGAAAGGAAAACTGAAATGGATCTAAAAGAATTTAGAGATTTCATCACCGCTCAACGCTTGGCGGAAATTACAGAAAAGCGCAATTCTAATCTCACCGCAATTTTGTCGGTGGCGACTGCTACAATTACTGAAACACAACGAAAGGAAAACTAAAATGAAAACAATTCACACTCTCGCTTTTGACTGCGACACCTGCTATGGAAAAGGTTGGCTATTCTATGGCGGAAACGAGGATTACAATATTGAGCCTTGTGACTGTAATCCGACTTCTGATTTTGACGGCTCTCTATTTGAAAAGGAAAATGACTAATGAAAAAAAATGTTCTAATCTCGTTTATTACTGAGGCAGAAACCGATATTGAAGCGGTTTTTGCTCTCAATAAAATTTTCTACCAATTGCCCGAAAGCGATTTGGCTAAGTTTGATGTTTTTGATGTTGTTGAGTGTGACGGAGTAAAATCGTGATGACTCGCAAAGACTATGTCGCTACCGCAGAAATTCTGCGGTATGCCTCAGATAAAACTCACCCTGCGCTATTTTCAAAAATGGTTGTAGATTTTGCGTTAATGTTCGCAAAAGATAATCCAAAATTTGATGCGAATAGATTTTACCAAGCGAGCAATTATCATGTTCCAAAATTTACCTCGCATTAAAAAAGTTTTGGAATTGCGCCGTAGCAATGCGGCGCAACCAATTCCAAGTAAAAAAATTTACAAAAGAAAATCAAAACATAAACGGCGTTTTGACTTGACAGAATAGGTGTTCGCCCGCAAAGGAGAGTGGGGCAAGCCCCTGTTACGAGTCAACTTAAAACTCCCCGAAAATTTGTGATCTTTATCACAAAGCTGGCGGGCAGAATAAAACTAATTTGTCAGTAGCCTACGCTATAATTCTCACTATCAAACAAACGAAAGGAAAAAAATGCTAAATACAGATAACTGGGCTTTATTCCCGTTCTCCGTAAATGGAGTTAATTTTGTATCTAAAATTGATACTAATGGCTCTTTCTACCCTGCTCTATCTACAATGCCAAAGGTGTTAGTAGATGGAATTAATGCTGACGCTATTCGCCAACTTGTAGGCGACCCGTCTCTAATGACCACCGCCGAATTGCAAGCGGAACTGGATACTATCAACGCAGGCGCTTCGCAGGCGCTTCTCTGCCTAGCCTAATAATGTCGGTGGGTAGGTGTATAATCTACCCACCACTAAACGAAAAGGAAATAAATAAATGATAGCAACCGCAACCGCTCTTATTCAGGCAACTGAAGAAAGTATTTTTGATGACGAGGCTATGGGCTTCGCTCAATTTATCACACACTCTTACAAAGAATTAGATGATGAACAATTAGCCAAAGCCTTGTTTGTCTATGCCACAATGCTAACTAGCACCGCAGTAGATAAGGCTACCAAGGTATTATTATCTGAAACTCAGGTAAAAGAACTTATGGCTACTATTGACGAAATGGATAGCCTAAGAAATGAGGTGCTAGGTGGGGAGTAATTTCGCAACCGATTTAGCTGACTATGATTTAGGATTAGATTTATCTACTGCTATCTCAATTCACCTAACTTCTAATCATTACCCGCCCGTTCCTCAAAGCATGGTCATGCCGTGTATTGAGGCACTAGAGGCTTATTGGGAAGATGAAACTGATCGTGAGATAAAGATGCCCGAAGGCGTATCATACAAAGGATTAGATACAGCACCAGCTTGGGCTATCATAGAACAACACCACCTAGAGGCGTGGCTATAAAATGTCGGCGGGCTATGCTAGGATAGCCTTCCAAACAACGAAAGGAAATAAACAAATGGAAAACCTAACTATCGGACAAACCTTCACAACTACTAATAGTGGCGTGACAGGAACTATCAAGGCAGTAGATAATCACCCGTCAGGCGTGGCTCGTATTCTACTTGATGTCAATGGCGCAGAACGCTGGACTAGCGTATCTGTAAAGTAAATAATTGGCGGGGGCTATGTCAGTAGCCCCTGCTATAATTCCCATAACTAACTAACGAAAGGAAATAAAATGGCTAGAAATGGTAAATCCATAAATGTCAAGATTGCTACAAGCAAAGTAATCAAGGCACTTGAAAATAAGTTAGCACAACTCCAAAAGGATAAGGCTAATCAGAAAGTAAATGAGGAGAAGTTCCAAAAGGCTACTGAAAAGTGGAATAAGGAAGTCGCCAAACTTGCTCTTGAGCATATCTCTAAAGCAAAAGACCTATCAGCAAATATCCGCTACAACGGCGAGGTAAATGTTGATTTCAATTTGCCAAAGGGTATTGTTGAACTACCTGAACAACCTGAAAAGGATTTTGACACTTATCATGAGTGGCAATACAAGGAAATGGTAGATGAAATTGAGAACGCAATTCGTATTCTCAAGATGACAGATGAGGAAACAGTTTCAACCTCAACTTACAACTCTATCGCAAGATACTTGTAAATAAATTGGGGGCTAGACAAAAATCTAGCCTCCATGCTACAATTCCGCTAACGGAAAAAACCCTCTCCTGAGCATGAGAAGGATAAACTGCTCAACCAAAATCCCTACTAACAGAAAGTAAAAAATGCGTAATCGTTATCGTATTGAAATCTATGACGACATAAAACAAAATGATTTGACTTTGTTTTCAGATGACGGCATAGATAAAGACCACCTAACTGAATTGGTGTTCTCTAATCTAAATCAATTCTCTGGCAATGTCAGAGCGTTTGTTTATGATAAACAAAAGAAAAAGAAAACTGTGGCATTATTTTTGCCAATGGCAACTGTAAATAAATATAAACCTAAGCAATTGACTAGAATTGAATTAGGCTTGATCTAAAAGCTTGGGGCGGGTTTTCGATTGTTCCCCCGCCCCACTTCCTTTTTGGCCCGCAAAAGAGTGGGGGCGTTTGTCAAGTTACGACACGTGTGATTTTTCCCACAAAATTTGGGCGTGTCTAAATGGAAATTGTCAGTAGTTTAGTTTATAATAGCGGCATATCGAAAGGAAAACTAAATGATTAAAGTCTCTTGCTTATATTATGATATCTGTGGCACCGCCACCTATTTTGTCGATGAGGCAGAATATGAAGTCTATGGCGATGATTGGGCATGCTCCGAATGCTTAGATACTGTTGCCGAATTCGCTGTCGGTATGTGGTGATAGAATGTCTACCATGAAACTAAAACGCTCTAATGACCGTAAAGTGGCTAACGCTGTTAGCCCTAACGGTAAAACGCCTACAATTGCTAACACTTTCGGCCTGCCTGCAGGTAAAGAATATTCATGTCCTGGGGCCACTAGTATCTGTGAAAGCGTATGCTATGCAGGTAAATTAGAGAAAGTATATAAGGGAGTAAAGGCTGTGCTCTTGCATAACTGGGAGCTCCTACGCAATGCAGATATTGAAACAATGGTCTCTCTTCTAGATGAGATGATTGTCGAATTCAAGGCGGACTGTGATAAGAAGTCTGCAGATAAA